ACACAAAGTGGTGCACCTGTATCGGCTGCTAATTTAATTAAACCAGGTTACTTACCATTGAACGGTATATTATCGATGAGTGGTAGTTTAAACATGGGTAATAACAGTATTATCAATGTAAACACTCCAGTTAACACTACCGATGCAGTTAATAAGATTTATGTAGATGATATAAATTATTTGTCAACTCAACGAGATGTTAATATTATTAGTCCTTCAGCTGGAAACGTATTAGTTTACGATACTAGTTCAGGTAATGTTGTTGGTACAGCAATTAATACTAACTTAATTACTCTAGTTGCCAACGCAAACTCTAGTGTCTTTACATTAGAACAAGGCGATACTATTACGTTCAGCGGTACTCCAGTTGGAGGTCTAAGCAACCAAACTTATTATATCAATAGTACAAATGCGTTGACTAGCCAAACAGGTACTATCGGTACTGTATCTGGATCAGGTCCTTATACAGCTACTATTACTGGATTGTCCGGAGTATCTAATCTTAATATTAACAGCATAATTTCAGCAACTCCTGGTACTGGTACATTAGGAACTGGTACGGTAACTGTTACTGCGGTTAATAGTAATACTAGTATTACTGTTAGTTCTAATGCTAGTATGACAGCTGGTACTATTACTAATATTGCTAACACTCAAATTACAGTAAGTGCTAGTATCGATGGCCCAACTATTGCTATTACTTCAGGCAATGGTAGTGTTACTGGATTCTATTGGTCAAGTAGTCGTTGGAGAAATATTCCAATTCCACAAGGTACTGGTAGTTCAGCAATTACTGGCGGTTCAACTACCAGTAATGTTGTAACATTAACTTACACATCTGCATCTATATTATTCCCAGTAGGGTCTACTATTATTGTAACAGGTTGTGTACCAGTTACCTACAACGGTATATTTACAGTTACAGCCGCTAGTCCTGGTTATGTTAGTTATGCTAACACCTATTCATCTGGATCCGTATCAACTTACGGTACCATAATTGGTAATAGTGTCAATTTAACTTATACAGGTGGTGCTGGTAATTCATTGAATACACAAATTAATACTGGCAGTATTGTTGATTCAATGGTAATTAGTACTGCTAATATTTTACAAAGCAAGTTGTTGTTAAATGTTCCAGGTGCTTCTTATACTACAATTACTGAAGGATCTGCGGCTACTGGAAGTCAAATTACTATTAGTAACGGTACAACATTAGCATCGGCTCCGTCAGGAACTCCACAACAGATACAGGCTGCTAACGGTTTGGCAAGTTTTAATAGTGCTATATTCACTCAAACAAATGGTTGGGTAAGTTTGCAGAATTATTCACAAACTGGTGGAGGAGCATATACAACTGGTATTCCTATTGCAACATTGCCATTCATATCAGCTGGTACTGTTTATGGTAATGCATCAGGTGTTGCCAATAACTTAGCCGCAACATATCCACAAGCTACATCATTCAACACAGTTGTTGCAAATGGTAACGGTATTACTAACGATAAATTTACTTCAACTACTACCGGTTCTAACGCATTAGGACCCTACACAGGAGTTATGGTTGTTAAATCTGTTGGTTCTACTACAAATAGTGCTGGAGCCACCGTTAGCGGATTGAATAATGCGTATACTGTTTTACCGATTACTAATCCATTAAACAGTCCGCATGCCACTGACAGTATTGTACAAACTGATACAAGCGGTAATATCGACGTTGTCGGCATTTCGTTAAATGGGTCAGCTGTATTTGCAACTAGTTCAAATACTATAAACTTTACAACTCCAGGTTCGAATCCTTGGTTGTTTATGGCGTCAACTGGATCAGCTACGCCAGCAGGAACTGTCACAATCGGTACTGGCGGATATGTAGATATGTCAGTCGCATCCGATGTAATTGTTACTACACTAGTTGCTGGCGGCGCAGGTTCAGGATCTGCGACTGGTAGCGTCAATAACGTTGGCAGTAGTTTAGGAAAAGCAACTCTTTGGGGACAATTTAGTCTAGCTGGTTCGTCAACAATGATTGCTACATACTCAGCTGACTTGGCCGAATATTACGAAGGTGACGCAGAATACGAAGTTGGTACAGTATTAGTATTTGGCGGGGACAAAGAAGTTACTGTTACAAGTACTATGAACGATACAAGACTAGCTGGTGTTGTAAGTCATACTGAAAAGGCAGCCTATGTTATGTACAGCGATTGTCCAGGATTAAAAAATCTTGTAGCACTAGCTGGTCGTGTTCCATGTAAAGTTGTTGGTCGTGTTAAGAAAGGCGATATGCTAACAACTAGTGCAACTCCTGGATATGCTGTTAAAGCATTGAATCCAACATTAGGTGCTATTATTGGTAAGGCACTAGAAGATAAAGATTACGGCGAAGCCGGTATCATCGAAGTTGCTGTAGGGAGAAATTAATGACACAACAAATAATCAATTTAGGAAATACAGCCAACGATGGTACTGGAGATCCTCTACGAACAGCATTTACAAAAATAAATGCAAACTTTACCGATCTCTATTCTAACATACCTTCAACTCAAATAGTTACTACTAGTTCTTATACCGCAACTAGTTCTGATTATTACATTGGAGTTAATTATGCTGGGCCAGTAACTATTACTTTACCCAGCGTGAGCAATGGATTTCAATTGGTGATTAAAGACGAAAGCGGACGATCTTCAACTAATCCAATTACAATCGTAGGCACTATAGACAACAACACAAACATAATACTGGCAGCTAATAATGGAGCTTTGACTCTAATATACAGATCAGGATGGAGATTAATCTAAATGACATACATAATAAACAATGCATTAGCCAATGCACAAATTAACAGTCACAACAGACTACGTATTACCGATTATCAATCTATTTGGTTCAATACATTTCAGTTTAGTAAAGAAACAGACAACTGGGACGAAGCTACAGTTACTGGCGGCAGTGCTACATGGAACGGCGCCAACAGTGGTGTGGACATGGCCACAACTACAGCCAGTGGTGCTAGTATTATTAGACAAACACAAAGGGTTATCCCTTACATTCCGGGTCGCCCTGCACAATTAAACCAACAGATTAAATTTGCTACCCAAACTGCTAACTTGACTCAGCGTGTTGGCTTGTTTGATGAAAACAATGGATTCTTCTTTGAACTAGTAGGCGCCAGCACACTCAATTTTGTAATTAGAACCAGCACCAGCGGTTCAATGCAAGAAACAAGGATAGCCAGATCCAGCTGGAACGGCGACAAGTTAGATGGCACAGGTGCCAGTGGTATCACTCTTGACTTGACCAAACAACAACTGATCAGTTTCGATTACGAATGGTATGGTGTCGGTGCTGTTACACTAGGGGTTATTGTCAACGGTTCTATCATAAACTGTCATACTTATTATACTGCCAACATACAAACTACTGTTTGGTGTAGCACTCCTTTCCTTCCTATTAGATTAGAACTATTCAATACAGGTACAACCGCAAGTTCAAGCACAATGCGTCAAGGATCAAACAGCGTTACTTGTGACGGATCATTTAGCCCTAACCTGGGTGCCAGCAACAGTTTCGCTACATCTACGCCTATTACATTATCGCTTGGTACATACCTACCTATTATCAGTGTTAGACTGCAAAGTACAGCACTCAACGGTGTTTTGAGACCTACCTATCTAACCACAGGTGCTACTACTGCCGCAGGTGCAGTCGTAGTGTGTGCATACAGAATTATTAAAAATGGTACGCTAACAGGTCCTTCTTGGACCAATAGTGTAAACACAGGTAGCTTTGCACAAACGGACAGTGCCGCTACGGCTATAAGTGGCGGAACAATTATCAAACAGGCAATCGCGCCAGGCACGGCTGAAGATATCAGTAATATTGCTTTCCAACTAGGTCGTCAAAGTCTAGGAACTGTTAGCGATACTTATACTATCGCTATCGCACAATTATCAACAGGTACACAATACGGTCAAGCCAGTATGCAGTGGATTGAAAGCAGATAATATACAGTAGTCTAATACGGTAAATATATAAAAGAGAGCGGCAAATATGACAACATTACAACTAATCAACACTGGAACCTATGCAAATGACGGTACAGGTGACGATTTATTAACCGCGTTTAACAAAGTTAATGCAAATTTTACACTATTACAAACAGATTCAGGTGTTGCTGGTGCGGCTAATCTTGGTACAGGTGTTGGCATCTGGGCTGACAAAAACTTACTAAATTTAGAATTTAAAAGTTTAACCAGTACCGGTGGTAGTGTTGGAATTACTAGTACTGCTACTACAGTTAATTTAGAATCAACTACTAAATTAGTAAATGATACTTCACCTATTGCAGGTGGTAATATTAATTTAAATAGTTATAATATCTCTAACGGTGATGCTCAAACTACAATCTACGGTTATGATCCTCGTGTAGATAGTGTATTACTTGAATTACTAATGGACACAAACAACTTAACCGTTGACATGGGTTCTTTTAGTGCTCCTACTGGATACGAAACTAACCCAGTAACACAACGTACAAGTGGTGGTAGCGGTGGTTACAAATGGGACTTTGGTGCTAATTTCACTTCAATAAACAATAAAATTAATTTTGGAAACTATACAGCAGGAGATCCTATTCAAGATGCCAAGGATCATCAAGTAACATTAACTGGAAATCTTAGCCTAGCTGGTAGTCATAATTTAACTTTAACTGTCACAGCTAATACACAACTAACTTTACCCACTAGTGGTACATTGGCATCAACTGCTAGTAACTTAGGGCAGTTTGCTACTACGACCAGTACTGGATTATTTAATGTAATGGCAGATCCAACTGGGTCAGGAGGTAGTCTTGTATTTGCATCTAGTCCTACAATTACTTCTCCAACTATTGCTGGACATGCAACTATCGAAGGAGTAACTTCAACAGGTGCAACAGGCACAGGTAATTTTGTATTTTCTTCAAGCCCAACATTATATAGTGCAAGTTTAACAGGTACTCCAGTTATAGGAGGTACAAGCGTTACAGGTTCGACTGGTACAGGTAATATTGTATTTGCAACTAGTCCAAGTTTTACGACTCCAAATATCGATGGTGCTACTGCTACTAGTATTACTGCGGCTAATAGTACTTTTAATTTTGTTACTACAGCAACTACTATTAATATTGGTGCAAGTACAGGCACTACTACAGTTAATAATAATTTGACCGTTACAGGAAACTTAACTGTTAACGGAACTACAACAAGTGTCAATACTGAAACAGGTACTGCTATATCGGCGTCAGCTGGATTTGTATCAACTGGAACTTTTACTAGTTCATATACTGATGGTATCATTGTTGATTATGTTTCAGGTTCAAGCCTGGGCCGTATAAGTGTTGGCAGCGGCGATGGCATAACATTCTATAATAATGCTAACAATACCAGGGTAGCTCTATTGGCCATAGACCAATATGGTAACACGACTCCATCTGGTGCTATATTGTTCAGTTCAGCTACTATAGCGGCGGCTGGATCTAATCAAGGTACTGCTACAGCAATTACGGCAGATAACACTTATATATCAAGTGGAACAGGCGGAGTAGTTTTACCTACTGCCGTAGTTGGTAGAGAAATTTCAATTACAAATAACACAGCTAGTGCTATCAATGTTTATCCAGCAAGTGGAGCAAGTATTGAAAATAGTTCAGTTAACATACCTACATCATTACCTGCATACGCTACACTAGGCCTTGCCGCAAAAAGTACTACTAATTGGTGGGCAATACAACCAGTTTATAATAGCGGAACAAATATAAGTGTTACGCAAAGTGCTAACGGTTCTGTAACTTGGAATACTGTTGCAAGTCCAACATTTACTAATATTACACAAACTGGTTTAGAAATTACTCCAGCAAATTACATCACAGTTAATTCTAGTACAACTTACGCATTGAGCACCACAGTTACTGATAATATTTTAATAATTGGTGCATCTGGATTAACTGCAACTGTAACTTTCCCAAGTTCAGGTTTAATCGATGGACAACGTTTGCGTATAGCAGTGCAAGGAACTTATAGTGTAACACTAGCAGTTACCGCAGGACCTACATTAATTGGATCGGCGGCTGGTACTGTTAACCAATCTACATCAATTATCTACATTTATAGAGCAAGCAATACCTCATGGTACAGAATACAATAAACTTGATAGGGTATAACAAATGGCATTAAACATCTGGACTCAACCATCAGGTTATAGTTTTGGAACATTTCCTGAGCAAGTATCGGTTAACTTACCATTACCGTTAATACCATCAGTAGCCTTTAATGGAGTTCCTCCTCCTAGTTATGACGGAACTGGACATAATCCAACAGTACCATTAAGAAATTCTGCTGGTAGTGCATTTGCCCGATACCCAGTAAACAGCTATACAGATGGCTTACATGCTATGCGTACTGATCTAGCCAATGCTCGCACAGTTAGTAATTTAGTAGTATGGGATCAAGTAAATGAAGGTGAAACTGCTGATCCAACTGGCTATAGTGGATTTATGTATGCATGGGGACAATTCATTACGCACGAAATAGCGTTCGAGCGTGTAGGTAATCAAAACATCGATGTTATTGTTCCTCCTGGAGATACTAAGTTAACACCAGGCAGCCATATTCCAGTTAATAGACTACTACTTGTACCGGGCACAGGACAAAATGGTGTAGTAGCAAACTTTATCAATGATACAACTGGATGGATAGACGGTACTGTAATCTACGGGCTGGTTTATCCGCCGGGCGTTACACAAGGGACTACTGTTTTTCAAAATCCTGTAAATTTACGAGAAGGTGGCGAGACAGCTACCACAGGAAAACTACTGACGTCTAGCGGCGGTTTGTATGGACCTATCGATCCTAGCACTGGCATGTTTATATTTGGAGATCCAAGAGGCACTGAAAATCCAGATTTAACTAGCATACAAACATTAATGATACGAGAACACAACTGGCATGTTGATCGGCTACGTGCGGCTAATCCATCTTGGACGGGTGAACAGTTATATCAACGTGCCCGCAATATTGTTATTGCAGAAGAACAAGTCATTACTTACAAAGAATGGTTACCAAAGATTATCGGTAATGATGCGATATCTGCTTACACTGGATTTAAACCTGAAGTCGATGCAACTATAAAAATAGAAGTCGATGTAGCGGCACTACGCTTTGGCCATAGCATAGTGTCTGGCGCACAAGATCGTGTAGATGAAGCGGGCAACATTACAGAATCTTTAACTTTAGGACAAGCGTTTTTCTTAACACCTGCACAGTATGAACGCAACGGTGGCGCAAACGGATTCTTAAGAAAATTAGCCAGCGATATATGTAACAAATTAGATGTATACATTATTGAAGACTTACGTAATTTGCTTAACGACCCACCTGCCGCAATGGATCTTGCCGCAACAAATATTCAACGCGGACGAGATGCTGGTATTCCTAGTTTAAATCAAATGCGTGTAGCATTAGGGTTTTCAGCATATACTAGCTTTAGTCAAATTACTAGCGATGCAACTATAGCCAATGCATTACATTCAGCTTATGTTAATATTAATGACATAGATTTATGGGTTGGCGGTCTTGCAGAGGATCGCTATCCAGGAGCAATGGTAGGTCCAACATTCCGTGCCATCATAGCAGATCAAATGAGTCGATTACGAGATGGCGATCAATCTTGGTATCAAAATCAACCATGGAGTCCGAGCGATTTAGAATGGATTAATAATACTACATTAAGTGATGTAATATTACGTAATACTGATACAGTACACATGCAGACTGATGCATTTGTAGCAGTAGAACGTGCAGACCTTATTTCAGGCGCTGTTCCAAGCATAGTTGCTCGATCACCTAGCACTAGTCCTCCTCCATTGTCCGATACTGCTGGAATAACATTTACGGTGATTAGTGGATCATTACCGCCTGGATTGATATTGCAAGGTAGTACAATCATTGGAAGTCCGTATATCACACAAGGCACTCCAACATATAATTTCTGTATTAGAGCCAGCAACGGTATTGATTTTTCAGATAGAACATTTACTATACAAGTAGACGGTGCTAATCCTCCTGAATTTGTAACACCTGCTGGAGAATTACCAGTAGGTCCTAGACAACAATTATATGCATTAGACGGCACGTATGTCGATTATCAGATAGAAGCATTTGATCTTAATACATCAATTGGTGGTAGTTTAAAATATTTTATAGCAACAGGAGATGGATCACTTCCACCAGGGCTTACTCTTAGCAACGATGGTGTAATAAGTGGATATATTAAACCTCAAGAAATATTAACACCTGCCGCTGGTACTGGCGAGTTTGATCAAGCAGATTTTGATATCGGTGCTTATGATTTTGCATTAATACCCACTGACGGTTTTGACAGTTATCAATTTGACGATGTATTCTTTGATTATAATTTACCAAGCGTATTACCTAAAAGTTTAAATGCCAATTATCAATTTAGAGTCACAGCTACCGATGGTATCAACTATGCTCAAAGAATTTTTAATATTTTTGTCGTGGGCGATGATCAATTTCGTGCAGACAGTACAAGTACTAATGGGTTCTCAGACGGATTCACCGCAGACTCGACTTTTTTAAGAACACCTGTTTGGTTAAGTAATACTAGTTTAGGTATTTTTAGAGCTAATAATTATCTCACAGTTCCTGTATTATTATATGATAACACTGATATTATATTTCGATTAGAAACAACTAATTGCGAAGTATACGCAGTAAGTAAACAAATTCTAATCAGTGATAACGCCTTAAATAGTTATTTTGTCACTGTGACAAATTTATCAAGTGTTCCTGTAATTGGACAATATTTTACATTAGACAACTATCTCAATGGTGCTACTAGTCAAACTTATCAAATTTCTGCCGTCAATCAAGTAACTGCTCCCATTACTGGAACATTGACTAATGGTAGCAAAATAATAACTGGCATCAACTATACGTTTATTAATGAATTGACTATTGGTGCAACTATTGACGGCGGCGGTATTCCTGTTAATAGTACTATTGTTCAAATTGCTGTAAACAGTAATGTTAGTCCAAATACTATTACAGTTACAATGAATAATAATGCAACTGTTTCTACCACTGCCAGTATTAATGTCGGCATTGCAGGTTATTATCGTTTAACAATAACAACTCCATTGGCTATAGCCATACCAAATTTTACAGCATTTTATATTGGATCACTAAGTCAATTACCTAAGGGTACACAATTTGATATTGAAACAGGAGAGATATACGGTCGCGTTCCATATCAACCTGCTATCACCGAAACTTATGCTTTTACTATAACAGCTACTAGATTTAGTGCCAATATAGTTGATCAAGTTATTAACCACAAAACTTTTAATATTACAATTTTAGGTAGTATTAATCGTCAAATAACCTGGACTAGTCCAAGTAATTTAGGAACTATACCTGCAAACTATGTATCTACATTGCGTGTAAGTGCAACAACCAATATTCCTAACGATACATTATTATACACACTGACTGGCGGAAGTTTACCTCCAGGACTAACTTTGACACTAGATGGTGAAATTGTAGGAATTCCTAATCAATATTATAATTCTACTACAGGCCAATTAGGTTTAACTACGTTCGACGGCGGATTGACTACATTTGATTTCAAAGAAACAACAAGCGATTTAACATATAATTTTACAGTGACCGTTAGCGATCAGTATGAATATAGTGCATTACCTCAAACATTTACTATAACATTGAGTGCTCCTAATAGTGTTCCTTACAGTAATATTACTTGCCAACCTTTCTTGGCACCCGCACAACGAAGTGTATGGAAGGCATTTATTAATAATCCTACAATTTTTATACCTAGTGATATCTATCGAATCAATGATCCTAATTTTGGAATACAAAGCAACTTAAACATGTTAGTTTATGCAGGTATTCAAACAGAGGTAGCCGGTGCGTATGTAGGTGCCATAGGACTAGGATTCAAACGTAAACAATTTAAATTTGGTAGTTTAAAAACTGCCATTGCTACTGATCCTATTACTAATGAAACTGTATATGAAGTAGTTTATGTGCAGATGATTGATCCAAGAGAATCAAATGGAAATCACTTACCTCTAAATTTCAAGACTACCAGTTTAGAACCTAATGTTATAACTGTAGACGAAAGCATAATAAATGCTAAACCTTTATACAATATAACTGTAGATAGTAAAGGATATTTGGTAAGTAATCCAAATACTGACGAATATTACCCAAACAGTATCACTAATTGGCAAACTAGATTGAGCGGAGTGGGCCTAACTGAACGTAATTATTTGCCGCTATGGATGCGTAGTATTCCGTTAGGGCAAAAAGCTCAACTAGGATATGTGTTATGTGTACCACTTTGCTTCTGTAAGCCTGGAACTAGTAACGACATACTTTTAAATATTGAACACAGTGGGTTCAATTTTAACACAATAGATTATACCGTAGACAGATTCATCATCTCTGCTGTCACCGGTTACACAAGCGATAAATACCTTGTATTCAGAAACGATAGGATAACCGTATGACCAGTGCAATTAACCCAAACACCATTTCGACAACTTTTCCCATAGAAGGACAAGATAATCCTAGCCAAGGATTTCGTACTAATTTTGCCGCGATTGCTGGTAATTTTACAACTGCTTATAACGAAATAACAGATTTACAATCTAAAGCGTTAGTTTCTACACAATTAGGAACAGGAGTTAGTACACCCGCAGTTAATAATTTGCTGGGTGCTACTATTAGCAATGGTTTATATCAATTGTTTTCTGGAACTTATTATAGTGCCACTAATGTTAGCGGTGCTGTAAATATTGATCTAAGTCAAGGTGCTGTACAAAAATTTATTCTATCAGGTAACACTACATTTACATTTAGTTTAACTGGCGGTACAACAGGATTTCCAACTTATCCAGGGACAACAGGATTATATTCAAGTGCTATTATTTTAATACAAAGTACTGGAACTGCTGTATGTTCTCCTACATTTGCAACAACAGCAGGAACTATTTCTTACGATAATAATTTTCCAATCAGTCCAAGTACAGGCACTTCTGGATTTGTAGTAGGTGGTGAAGGTGTTTCTTCTATCGTGGTATCTAATGCAGGATCAGGTTATACTAGCCCTGCTACTATTTCTTTTACCGGTGGTAGTCCAATTACTAATGCTATTACACCAGTAGCAAGTGCAACTTATACTATTGTCAATACTGGAACTTCATCCCTTACTCCATTAACTAACAATACAACATTTGCAACATCAGTTGCTGTAACTGCAACTAGTGGAACAGGTTCTACTGTTACATTAACTTTTGCTCAAAACACACAGGCAAGTGGTATTACGCCATACACTATTGGTCAAACTATTGTTGTTTCAGGATTAGTTCCTGCTGGTTACAACGGAGTTTGGACTGTTACTGGTGGTAGTGCTACCACAGTAACTTATAATTGTACAGCTACTGGTAATATGACTAGCAGTGCTGGTGCAGGAATTATTCAAGGTGGCATTGGCGGTAAAGGATATGCACTTGGCGATCTTGTACAAATTGCAGGAGTTTCTGATACTACTTTTGCTGTAGCATCAATCGCAAATACATTTGTAGGAACTGTTAGTAATTCTTCATCTTCTATGACTGTTTATGATTTTACTAATATTGCATCTGGAATGTCTATAACTACAACTACTGCTGGATTGATTCCAGCTGGTACATACATTGGAACTGTTACTCCTGGATTTCCAGGATCTATTACACTAGTAGCCAGCAATGGTTCAACTCCTGTAGTGACCACCGGAGCAGGAACTGCTATATTCACATATAATCCTGCAAGTGGAACTACTGTTGGCCCAATCGCAACATTAACCAGTTTCCCACAAGGAACACTTACAAGTCCTATTTCGTTAACTACATCATTGCGTAATATTATTACAGTTAGTGGTGGTGGAAGCGGAGCACGTTTAGCAGTTAGTTGCGGTATTGGTGCTATTAATGTTACTACTCCTGGTAAAGGTTATACATCGACAGCACCAACTGTTGTTATATCAAGCAACGGTAATCATACTGGTACTGACAATGCGGCAGGTACTGCTACATTAACCAGTGGCACAAGTCTTCAAACTACAAAAATACTAGCATGGACTGTTAATAACGGCAGTAATGTTTATTTAAGATACGAAGGTCAATTCTAATGCATCCATTAGTTGGCGATTTAAAAGATTTAAAAGATTCTGAAATTGACAGTAAGATTAATGATCTTACTCAAAAATACTTTATGACTAGAAACCCTGGACTGCAAGCTCAAATGGTTGCTGTTTTGGAAACTTATAAAGAAGAACAGCGAAAAAGACAAAAATTGGCTTTAGAAAAAATGATGGCCAATCGCGATAAAACACTTGACAAACTAGTCAAGGTCAGTTAAAGTATAGGCTATGCGCCTAGATAAATTCGGTAATCCTATTTTTAATTCACAAGATATATTCAAATTCCTTTATCAAGGAAAACTTACCAACCTCAAAGATATCACAGTAGACTATACTGAAGAAATTGGAGAGTTGGAACAAACTGCTGGATTTACATTCCAAAGATTTAACGAACAGCTTGAATCTATTGATATTGCAGATTTCGATAGTGCATTACAAAGTGACTGGTTCATGCCTCCCGAATATAGAGATTTCAATGTAGAAGAATGGTGTCTTGCCAAATGTACCACTCAGCAACAAAAAGACAGAGTGTTAGATGAAATGAATGCTTACAACGAAAGAGGCATGTTACCGTTACTGCAATGGACTAAACATTTTGTGGACACTTGTAACGAAAATGGTATAGTTTGGGGTGTAGGACGAGGTTCTAGTGTAGCCAGTTTTGTACTGTATTTGCTAGGTGTACATCAAATAGATTCGGTCAAATATAATTTAGACTGGCAGGAATTCCTGAGATAAGTAGTAGTATATTAAGGAGAGTTAAAAATGGCTCAAAAACAAATTTATAAATCAGCTCGCGGTAAAGAAGTTGATATGCTTAAACTTATGAAGCAGAACGAAATGACTGTTGCTGTCGGCAATGCCAAAGTTAATGCTCGTGGAGATAAACTTGGAGTAAACGGAGAAATTATCAAGCGTAGAGAAGAGATCATAGCAGAAGGTGCAGGTGCTACTATTCCTAATCAAGTTAATGTTCGTCCCCAAGAAGAAAAAATTGTGCCAGCAGTGACAACAATTCCTACCAAAAAAGACATTAAAAATCAAGATCCGGAAGGGAACGAATAATGGATTTAAAAGGCATTGGTCACGAAGGTATTAAACCTAAAGTACGAGGCAAACTTATCCCGATACGTAACAATGTTCTTGTTACTGATATGGATTTTGGAGAAAGAAAACTGGGTATGTTTATTTTACCTAGCGATGATGGCAAAGCCGAGGGTGTACGTCATCGTTGGTGTCGAGTTTGGGCAGTAGGTCCTGAACAAAAAGATGTCAAAGTCGGAGAATGGATCTTATTAGAACATGGCCGTTGGACTCGTGGTGTTACTGTTGTAGAAGATGACGGTACTGAAATCATCATTCGTCGTGCTGACGTAAACGCTATTCTAATGGTAAGTGATGATAAACCGGAAGAAAAATACCTAAATACATATGGCGCACACTCTAAAGTGCAACATCAAGAATGGGATCCCGCCCAGTTTGCCGGACCTCAATTTTAAAATTAATTTTACCAAACTACTACAGGACTCTAGACAAGTCCTGTTTTTACCTGTACAATAAGCAAAACAAAGGAATCTTATGAAAGAACTATGGGTAGAAAAATATCGTCCTAAAACAATCGATGGATATGTTTTTAGAGATACACATCAAAGAGAACAAATTGAAAGCTGGATTAAACAAGGAAGTATCCCTCATCTGTTATTCAGCGGTAATGCAGGAATTGGTAAAACTACCTTAGCTAAGATTCTACTAAATGAGTTAGAAGTAAATGATTTAGATGTATTAGAAATTAATGCAAGCCGTACCAACTCAGTTGAGGATGTACGTGATAAAATTGTAAGTTTTGTCCAAATGATTCCGTTTGGCGACTTTAAGGTGGTGTTGTTAGATGAAGCAGATTATTTGTCTCCAAATGCTCAAGCGGCATTGCGTGGAGTTATGGAAGAGTATCACACTACTGCACGTTTTGTTCTTACTTGTAACTATCCTAATCGTATTATTCCTGCCTTACATAGTAGATGTCAAGGATTCCATATTGAAAGGGTGGACATTACAGAGTTTACTGCTCGTGTTGCTACTATCCTAGTAGAAGAAAATGTCGATTTTGATTTAGATACACTAGATTCTTTTGTCAAAGGAACTTATCCAGATTTGCGTAAATGTATTAATACTGTACAGATGAATAGTATGGAAGGTAAATTGCATACACCCGAAAAGGCAGATACAGGGCAAGCTGATTATAAAATTCAAATGGTTGATTTATTTAAAGCAGGAAAGATTAGCGAAGCAAGAAAACTAGTATGTAGTCAAGCACGACCAGAAGAGATGGAAGAAATTTACAGATGGTTGTATGACAATGTCGAGATATTCGGCGACGATGCTACACAAGAAAAAGCTATACTACGAATAAAACAAGGTTTAGCCGACAACACTCTTGTGAGTGATCCCGAAATAAACCTTGCCGCAACGTTAATTCATTTGAGTCATTTGGTGTAATAATACACTAATCTCCATACACAGCTAACACCTCCTTCACTGCGTTATGGCGTTCTATGTCTCTGGCATCGAATTCTACTATATCTAAATGTTTTAGAATTGGATGCTCTTGTAATAAATTACAAAAATCCATCAAGCCATTGTCTTTTAAACGATCGGCTTGATTTAAATCTCCTGTCACTACCATTTTACTTCCCTCGCCTAAACGAGTCAACAGCATTTTCATTTGATTTACTGTAGCATTTTGCATTTCGTCTGCTACTATATATGCGTTTTTGAATGTACGGCCACGCATATAGGCCAATGGACTTATCTCAATAACACCTTCCTCTAGCATTTTTGCTATGTCTTTTTGATGATAATAGTCCGCAAATACATCAAATATAGGTCTTGTCCACGGTGCCATTTTTTCATTTAATGTACCTGGTAAGAATCCTAGATCTTCATCTACGGACACGGCGGGTCTTGTCACTACGATTTTGTCCACAATCCCTTCTTGCAACATCTTAATACCATGCTGAACCGCTAGCATAGTTTTACCTGTACCGGCAGGACCGATAGCAAATACTATACTTTTAGTTTCATCTTGGAGTTTTTGGACGTATGTGGCCTGATTAGAGTTACGTGGGTAAAGACTCACTCTCGGCTTTTTCGCGGGAAGATACTGCGGAAAATCTATAATGTTAACTTCTGATGTAAAACGCTTTTTCACTCGTTGTTTACTCATTAAGTTGCTCCTACTTTACTGTTAAAGTAGGACTTGTAGTGACCGCCTTTGATAACTACAGAGGTCCTACACTATTATTTAACAGATACACAGAATTATAAACTAATACGTTATGATTTTGAACCAGCTAAATAAGTATAGAGAATTCTAGGATCAATACATGCACCACGATATATTAGATGTTATTAAAAACATACAAGAACTATACGAAAACAATTCTAGCCTTGCGGTTTTGAAGGACTTTGAACGTGTTTTTGAAGAGATGGACGTATACGTCTATGAAAACTGGATCGATGGTGAATTAGCATACGGCCCTAAAGTGGACCGTCATTGGATCACAGCCGGCTTTATGTGGCCTAAAGACAAGATGCCTAATCCGACTGCTGGCAAGCGTTTAATGGAATTAGGTTGTAAAGTTACATATCAAAAGAGTCATTTGCTAGAACCACGCAAAATTAAAAGTCCCCAGGACCTACGTCCAGGAAGTAAAAAAGGTAAACTAGATCGTAAACCTATTTGGATTGTAGAAGTACAGATGCCTAAACATATTGCTTTTGAAATTTATCAAGGCTACATGTTTAAGATGAAAGGTAAAGATAAAGACCATATGTTAACTAACGATCAAGGTAGTGCGCCAGCACCAGCACCGCAAGCACCAGGTGGTGGAATGCCTCCACCAGCACCAGGCGGAGCACCGGCACCAGGAGCCGCACCAGGAGCCGCACCAGGCGGGGTAACTCCAGGCGGAGCACCAGGCGGAGTAGCACAATGAAATTAGATGAAAATTTGCGAGCTGGAGATCTGAGAAACTTAGTTAAAAAAGTTTTTGAAATTGACAGTTATAAAAGTAAAATCGGTGATGATGAAGATATTTGTGTATTAAGTTTTACCGTAGACACTGAGGAACCTGCTAAAGATTTAGAAAATTTCTTTGAGATGGGTTATAGCTTTGTTTTGGATTCGGATGTTACTCCAGGTGAATTAGACGATGGTAAATATCGTGTATATGTTGAAATTGAAAGATCAAGACATATTGGCGAACAAATTTTTGAATTAATTGAAGGTGTTAAAAAATTAACAGGCATGGAAGACATGCGTTTTAGATATTTCAAAAGTTTTAAAAGCGAGCCTGCTACCGTCGAAAGTTTAAGTGCAATAGTACCTAAGGATAAAAATTCTTACAAAATTGCTACTCAAGAAAACAAACTAAATAATTTTAGTGAATTTTTTAAACGTAGTTATGCTGACAACATAGTTGTCTTAGATGAAAGTATTACATTCAAAAGAGTGTACAGTGGTGAAGTAACATTTAATATTGTAGAAAGTGGACCTAAAGATATAATTCACAATATGATCAAAGGTCCAATTTTATTAGAAAACAAAGACATGGCAGAAGTTATGTTTTTAACTAAAGTTATTGGTAACTATAACATTGTTAAAGTTGGCAAGACATTTATATTTGAAAATACAAACTGGGCTGTAGCCCTTGAAAGGAAATAATGATGGCAGACGGATTTACATTTGATTTTAGTTTAGCAAAGTGTACAGCTATACTTGGAAATAACCCATACAGCGAACATTGGTATGAAGCATTGTGCAAAGTATTGCCCGATTACGATATCAACACACCAGAGCGTGTAGCCTGTTTCTTAGGCCAGACCATGGTGGAATCAGCAGGTTATACTGCAATTATCGAAAATCTAAACTATCGTCCAGAAACACTTATGAAAGTGTGGCCACACTATTTTCCTACAATGGAAATAGCAAATCAATATGCTCACCAACCAGAAAAGATTGCTAATCGTGCTTATAGCGGACGTATGGGCAATGGTCCTGAAGAATCAGGAGACGGTTTTAAATATTGCGGCCGTGGACTAATTCAATTGACTGGTAAAAGCAATTACGAACGTTTTGCAGAAAGCATTGATACTCCGCTAGAAGAAGTTCCAGAATTTTTAACAACATTTGAAGGCTGTGTACAATCAGCTTGCTGGTTCTGGGAAGCAAACAATTTAAATGCACTAGCAGATCAAATTGATGTACTTGGATTAACTAAGAAAATTAATGGCGGTACATTAGGTCTACAAGAACGTCAACAACATACTGCTAACGCACAACAAGTATTACAGGGATAATATGTGGCAATTTCAATGGATGATGAGTCTAATACCTGATGCAATATTAAACTGGATTTACTGGGCTATAATTGCAGTAGGACTTACAGGTATGGTTGCAAGTTGGATTGGAAAATTTATTCCGTTCTACGGCAAATATGTAAGAATATTAAAACCTGTTGGAATTGCACTAGTAATTTTAGGTGTATGGTTACGCGGCGGCTACGATGTCGAGATGGCGTGGAAAGCAAAAACAGCAGATCTCGAGTCTAAAGTAGCTGTGTCTGAAAAGCAAAGTAAGGACGCCAACAATCAATTACAAGATGCATTAAAAGGAAAAACTAAAGTTATCCACGATGTACAAGTTGTTGTCAAAGAACATATTGTACACGATACTTCGGCCATAGATGCAGAATGTAAACTTGCTCCAGAAGCAATTAAGGATCTTAATGATGCCGCAGGAGTAATCAAATGAAAAGATTACTAATTTTATCAATTATTGTTTTACTTGCAGGATGCAGTACAGCAGTTCCTGTTCAAAGACATTTTCCAGATGTACCTGCTGATATGAAGGTAGCGTGTCCAGATTTAAAATTAATCGATCCAAATACAAGCAAACTAAGCGATTTAATTTTAGTAGTCAGTGATAATTACGAACAATATAAAGAATGCAAAATTAAAATAGACGCATGGATTGAATGGTATAATACTCAGGAAAAAATATTCGATAGCGTCAAATAAATAGTAGTACAACAAATAGGAGCGACTATGTCAATGAGTCAGAGCGAAAAGAAAAAAGAAGATTGGATGAACAGTAAATGGCGTCCAATGATGGGCTGGATGTATATGCTAGTCTGTACTATGGATTTTGTAGGATTTCCAGTCCTATGGAGTTTATTACAAGCCATGTCCCATGGGCAAGTTAATAGCCAATGGCAACCATTAACACTTCAAGGCGCCGGTTTATTCCATATCGCAATGGGTGCCATTATTGGTGTAAGTGCATACGGTCGTACACAGGAAAAATTAAACGGTGCTAACAACGGCGGATTAAGTATGCCAACTAATGTTGGAACAACATATACTCCACCTGCTCCAATAACAACTCCTGTGCCAGCAGTAACACCAGTAGCAACTCCTGTAACAGCAGTAACACCAGTAGCAACTCCTGTAACAGCAGTAACACCAGCAGTAAACGCAAGCGGTAAGAAAGTTATTCCAACATTTTCGCAACCAGTACTATAAGGAAAAATAAAATGAAAAAAATATTAGCATTAGTAATTTCGGCATGTGTACTAGCTAGTACTCCTGCATTTGCAGAAACTAAAAAGCCAGCACCAAAAAAAGAAGTTAAACATCATAAAAAGGCAGAAGGTACAGAAATCGCAGGTACCAAACCCGATACAGTAGTTCAAAAGAAAAAGAAAAAGTAATTCAAATCTTTGACAGGCTCCGTTTAAGATAGTATAATTACTGTTATTAATTGGAGCCTTTTTTACGACCATGACTGATTATTACCAAACATTAGGTGTTAGCGAAACAGCTAGCCCAGAAGAAATTAAAAAAGCATACCGAAGCTTGGCTAATAAACATCATCCAGACAAGGGTGGAGATCAAGCCAAATTCAAAGATATCAGCGTTGCTTATGATACATTAAGTGATGCTCAAAAGAAAGCCGAATACGACCACCAACGACAGTTTGGAAACGGACAACAATTCCATTTTCATACAGGCAATCCGTTTGGAGGACAACCTGGGTTCGATCCGTTTGGTGGTATATTTGGTCAACAATTTCCGCAAGGTCACCCATTTGGGGATATTTTTGGACACATGCGCCGTGGACAACCTCAGCGTAATAGAGATTTAAACATTCAATGTACAATTAGTTTTTTAGATAGTTATACAGGCAAACAACTTGAAGCCAGCTATCAATTACCTAGCGGTAAGAAACAAAACGTAGTTATTAGTGTACCAGCAGGCGTTAATAATGGAGACACTATTCGATATCAAGGGCTGGGCGATGACAGTATGCCTGGACCACGCGGTAATCTTAATGTTACAATTTTAGTTCAAGCAGAACCCGGTTATGAACGTAGAGGGGATGATATATTCCATGCTGTGGATATTACTCCCATCGAAGCAATGATCGGTTGCAGAAAACATGTAAAAAATTTATCAGGCACTGTATTAGATTTAGATATCAGAGCTGGTATAGAACATGGTGCAGAATTTGCTAGTAACGGGCACGGGTTTCCAAATGTAAATAATGGATACAAAGGAAGATTTGTTACAGTAATCAAAATTAAACCAACTCCTGTAACCGACTCCGGAATTATTCAACAATTAAAAGATATCGATGCTAAAATTAATCAAAGAAACTGATCCCATATTAAAACAACGTGCTGAAGATTGGGACTTTGGGTTAGATTCTAACGCAGATCAACTTGAAGATGAAATGATTGACATAATGATTGCCAACAATGGAGTTGGGTTGGCGGCAAACCAAGTTGGCTTACTCAAGCGAGTATTTGTTATTAAGTTAGATAACGGTCGTAGGCTAGGAATGTTTAATCCAAGATTAATCAAATCTAGCGAAGAAATACAAATAGCTGAAGAAGGTTGTTTAAGTTTTCCAGATTTATTTCTAGATATTCCCCGTCCTCAACAAATCGACGTTGCATTTCTTGACAAAAATGCACAAGAGTGTACAATGACATTATCAGGCATTACTGCTAGATGTTTCCTCCATGAATTGGATCATTTAAACGGTATATGTTTCACTGATAACATTAGTGTATTGAAATTAGCAATGGCTCGTAAACGACAAAACAAGATAAGGAACAGTAATGGTCGAACCAAGTGATAACCTACAAGCAGTTTTTGAAAAAGCAATTGATACTGCTAAGAAACTACATCACGAATATCTAACAATAGAACATTTATTGTTTGCGATGTTATCCGATGAAGGGTTTACTACTACGATAACAGGGTTTGGTAGTAATCCTGATGCCCTTAAAATTAATTTAGAAGATTATTTGAATAATAAATGCAAAGAAATCGTACTGAATGAAGTAGTAATTAAACCTAAAAAGACTCAGAGTGTTGAACGTGTACTTAATCGTGCGTTCACTCAGGTATTATTTAATGGGCGTCAACGTATTGAGCCTACTGATGTGTTCCTTGCTATGATAGGCGAAAAACGTAGTTGGGCGTATTTTTATATTCATCAAGCTGGTATAGATAAAGATAAATTTGCAGAGTATCTTACAAATACTTCCGAAGAAGAAGTTGAAGAATCTGGTCCACAAGAAGGTACAAGTAGAGCATTAGCGGCATTTACAACTAATTTAAATGAAGAAGTTACTAAGAAAAAGATTGATCCAGTAATTGGTCGTATCGATGAACTAGAAAACATTGCCCTGGCTTTAGGTCGTCGTAGTAAAAATAACGTAATCCTTGTAGGAGATCCAGGTGTTGGCAAAACTGCTATAGCAGAGGGGCTTGCCTATAATATCGTAAATGGTGCGGTCCCTGAGTTCTTAAAAGAATACAAGGTTTATAGTTTAGATATTTCAGCTATGCTAGCTGGTAGTAAGTATCGTGGCGACTTTGAAGAACGTTTTAAACAAGTACTCAAAGGCCTAGCAAAGAAAGGCAAGACTGTGCTGTTTATCGATGAAGCACACATGATTAGCGGTGCTGGAAGTGCTAGCAATAGTGCCAACGATCTTGCCAACATGATGAAACCTGCTCTAAGCAAAGGCAACATCAAGGTTATAGCATCAACTACGTGGGAAGAATATCGTAAACACTTTGAAAAGGATCGTGCATTAATGCGTCGTTTCCAACGCATTACAGTTGATGAACCTACTCAAGAAGTAGCACTACAGATTCTTAAGGGTATCAAAAAATATTACGAAGAACATCACAAGGTTAAAATCAAAGATGATGCACTTCAAGCCGCTATTAAACTGAGTGTCAAGTATCAAGCAGATAAGAAGTTACCAGATAAGGCAATCGATTTGATTGACTTGGCATGTAGTCGTTTTAATTTAAAATTAGTTGAAGATCGTATTATTTCTGAACGCGAAATTCAATTTGAATTAAGTAAATTGGTTAATATGCCTGAAGAAAAGATTATGGAAACAGAGTCTAGCAATATTGCTAGTTTGCAAACTAATCTTGAAAAAGAAGTGTATGGACAAGACATGGCTCTTACAGAAATTGTTGACAAGATTATTGTTGCACAAGCTGGTCTTAAGACAGAAAACAAACCAGTTGGTAGCTTTGTATTCATGGGTCCTACAGGAACAGGTAAAACTGAAACTGCTAAATCGCTTGCTAAACACTTGGGTGTTAAACTATTGCGTTTTGATATGAGTGAATATCAAGAGAAACACAGTATTAGTAAGTTAATTGGTAGCCCACCAGGATATGTTGGCTTTGAAGAAGATGCTGGACAGTTGATTACACAAGTTCAAGAAGCTCCTAATGCTGTATTGTTGTTAGACGAAGTTGAAAAAGCACATCCAGATGTAATGACTGTGTTGTTACAATTAATGGACAATGGTTTTATTACCGGAAGCAATGGTAAGAAAGCAGACTGCCGTAACATTATCCTTATTCTTACTACTAATGCTGGTGCTCAAAGTGCTGAGAAGAACGCAATTGGCTTTGGTAAACAAGATAAAGACTACAGCGATGCAGACTTGAAGAAGTTTTTAACTCCAGAATTCCGTAATCGTCTAGACGGTGTTATTACATTTAATAAACTTGGCAAAGATACAATGGTTAAAATTGTTAACAAGTTTGTTGATGAGCTTAAAGATCAAGTTAAAGATAAAGGTATTCGTATTAAGATTAACAAAGATGCTATCGAATGGTTAATTGAAAAAGGATTTGATAGCAAAATGGGTGCTCGCCCATTGCAACGTGTTATTGACAAGGAAATTAAACGTGACCTTGCTAAACTCATGTTGTTCGGCGATTTAAAATCAGGTGGTTGGGCTACTATTACAGTTGATAACGATAAGTTGGTTATTGTTGCTAAAGCTAAAGAACCCAAAGTTCCGCTATTAACTGTTGATTCAACTATAGAACTAGTTACATTGCCAGATGGAGTATAAGACCACTACACGCTTATTTAGAGGAAAATACCAATACAAGATTGTGTTGGTATGTTCCGGCGCGAGTTATTTTAGAAATGACCTGGATAGTGCGCTTGATACCTTAAAAAAGATTACATTAACTGCTAAATCTCACCATATTAAGACTCAAGAGGACTTGGACTACGCATTTAAACTACATAATGCATTAAGCAAAATGAAAGACATAGATGTTCGTGTC